GTTGTTTCCAAAATGGAAACAGTTGCTAGATAAAAAGAAAAGTAGCCGTATCAAATACGGCTACCATCACGTTATGGATCTAAAATCCAAATGTAAACTTTATGGAGCTAAACTCCTAATAGCTGTATTATAATATAATTATTAAGAAATGTCAAGAGATTAGAAAAGGTATAATTCTTTTAATTTTTCGTTAATTTTGTCCAATGTGTTATCAGATACTTTCATTTTTCCGATTGGATCTAATCTATTTTTCTTTAAAATTCTATCTTTGCTGATTGTTTGAAGGTTATTGCACTTGGCATATGAACGCTTAATGTATTTTTTGTAGTATTGAGTTAATTCAATAATATCAGTTATTTCTGATTGTGTTCGTTCAAGGTTGTCATCGTCTACTATCTTAGGTTGAATTATTTCATTTGCAAATTGTTCTGTATAAGCTTGATAGACATCCAATAAGGCAGCTTCAGTAATTGCATTATTGGAATCTAAATATTTTAGGTAGGCAAATAATTCTTTGTGTAATTTTTCAATATACTCATCAAGCAAAATAGAAGGATATTCCGCAATGACTTCGTCTATGAGTACAGTATCTATTTGATTTTTAGATGTTAGAGGAATTACTGTAAGTGTTTTTTTATAGGGACTATCTACTTTGTCTAAGACAATAGCCCAATGATTATTTGATAATTCTCCGCCTATATTTACACCGAACTCTACGAATACTAGAGAACCACGACTGAATTTCCAATACTTTCTTTTTTGAGTCTTAGCTTCAAATAAGAATTGTTCAGATTGTCTTTTAACTGCTGGTGCAAGAAATCTGTACTTAGAAGATGTATGTTTTGCTTTACCAATTTTATAGAGTTTTTCAACTTCTATGTAGTTTTGTTTGGTTTGTTCAAAATATGGATTTTCTTTATTCATTTTATTCCCCTCTATACATCCCGACAACCTCACCAATAGTTCGGAACTCGTCATGTTTAATGGTTGTTTCTTATAGATGATTTCCTCACACTCAAAGTTTGGCGATAGCGAGTGTGGGGATTTTTGTTGCTTTTTATTGCTGTTCGTTGTACAATAGTGTTGAAAGGTGGTGCAAAAATATGTTTTCTTTTTTTACTCACATCAATCAAAAGCGTCAAAATATGGAGCAATCTAAAAAAGAAATGGAATTGCGCCACAAGGAGTTTGCTGATAGAGTCCGTATGGATATACAAACAGGTGAGGAAGGACTAGCTTTAAAAAGAGAGCTCTTCAATCAGCGTTATGGACATCTATTTCGTCCTCGAAATAAATAGCAATAGGTCTTACTAGGTGGTCGTCTTTGGCTACCTTTACTAATCAGTTTGTTTTTGCTAAAATCAAATTGAAAAAACAAAGAGGAGGAGCTGGTATGAAAAACATTCAAATCCTTTGGGGATATTTATTGTTGTATTCTATTTTTTCCCTCACTCTTACTTTTTTAGACAGGGGTATTATTTTAATAACCTTTGTGATTTTTATTCTAGTCGTAAAAATCATCCCTCACCCTGATTCTCATCGGAATCCATTTGCGTTTGGGCTACGTTTTCGTAAGAGACATTAGGAGAGTCAACGGTTATTTCAAAAGCCCTGACATTTCTTAGTAATTCTAGTTCTTTGCGAGTTTTTTCTATTTCTACTTCTCGCTGTACATCTTTCAGTTTGGCATCTTTTTCCATAGTCTCAACTTCTACAGTCAGTTTGCGTTCTTCCAAACTGGCTGTTTTTCTTTGTTGCAAGTATGGGAAGAGTCCCTTTACTTTGATGCCTTTGATATCAATATCTCCGAATAAGAGACCAATACCTATTAATCCTGAGTTCAGCATCCAATGATTATCTGATATGAATTGACTTATGGATTGTAGATTTATATCTCCCGGACTCTCTACGTTAGAAGTGGCAACGATTTCCTCATTAATTTCAGGATTTTTATATTCATCGATAATAGAATAGAGATTTTTCCACATACTGGATGTAATTGGATTTTTGGTGTTAATTCTCAAATGAAGGTGTAATTTCCCTTCTTTGAAGTAAAGTGGAGATATGAGACCATCGATATATTTTGATAAATCAGTGATATTAAAGATGGTATGATGGACGGTTAGCGTGCTATATAGAAATTTTGGATTTACTTTTCTTCGTGGCACTTCGTTAATCCACTTGACTTCTCGACGTTTGATATCCGTAGACTGTTCGTAGCCATGATTTAGGGTTAGTTGCTCTTTCGGGATATCTTTTTCGTAGACATCACTTGTAATTTGGCCAATCAAGAAATAGTTTGACTTGAATGATGGAACTACGACATAATCTCCTACACTCATATCTTCCACAAAGCTATAGAGTCGTTTAGCAGTAAATGTAATTTGGTGTTTTGATAGACTTCTGTCTTGATACACTCTTACTATTTGTTGCTTGTAGTGCTCTATAGTTTTTTCTGTTGTGAGTAGTAAGTCAGTTGTCTGTAAATCTGCAAGCGTAACCCTGTTGTGATGAATAGAGATGAAGTGGTTGTATTTGAAATCATCGTAATACTTTCCACCCTCTGCTCGAACTAGCCAGTATTTTGCACGGCTGTTAAATTGATATATTTCAATTTGATTTTTGTGAGACATTTCAATCTCCTTTTTTATTTTTCTCTATATAAATTCACGACTTCTCCAATGATTCGGAAGTCCGTCTCTGGTGTGATTGGCATGTCCTTGTATTCTGGGTTTAAACTGTGTAAGTAAGCTTGGTCTTCATCAATAACAAGTTGCTTGATATAGGCTTCTCCGTTATAGTTAAACACTCCGATAACACCGTCATTTAAATCAACACTTGTCTGGATAAATACTAGGTCGCCATCGTGGTAGTCCGGCTCCATTGAGTCCCCTTTGATCGGAATAACAAAGTCGGCATCAATATCCACTGGCAACTCAATCCGTTCCACTCGTACATCATTCAAATACTGCCCAGTACCAGCAGAAGCGGCGTGGTCGTAGTAGTCGTAACCATAGAGTTGCACAACTTTCTCCGATACTTCGTTTGTCTTCGTTTCTTCTTCGTTTTGTCTCTCCAGAAGCTCCTCAGAAGTCCGTAGGACGATTTTTTTATTATCTGGGGTTAATTGCACCACCGTGTCCGTTATCTGCTGTGTCAGCAAATCTGGGGATGCTGTGGGCGTGTCTGCTTTATGAATAGGTGGAAACAAATCGTCAATAGATACCCCAAAAACGTTGGCGATGTCAAACATAGTATCTTTTTTGGGAGAACGATAACCTTTTTCGTAATTCCCAATAGTTGTTTTTCCAATTCCTATTTTTTCAGCAAGGTCTGTTTGTGTCCAATTGTTTATTTTCCTGTATTCTTTAATTTTGTTTCCGATGTAGAGAGCTAGTTCTTCTTTATTCATAGTATTTCACTCCTTTTCTTACATAAGATTATATCACAAAAGTCCACTTTTTGTAACTTTTTTTGTAAAATTGTAAAAAAATTGTTGACTAAGTCCACGAAAGGTGGTATAATTAAATCATGGTTGAGGTAATCAATCAAATAAATACAGGAGGAAAAGAGATATGCGGAGACGCAAAAAGCCTGAAAAGGCAACAAAAAAAGAGCCATGGCTTGACGGTCCTAAGGCTCTGGTTATCTCAACGATTGTTACAGCGAGTGTTGAGTTAATCAAACACTTCTTGAAATAGAAGTGGGGTGAGTGGGGCGAAAGCCCCAAGGCTCACTAACAGTATAGCATATCTCTTGAAAAATAGAAAGGAGGAATTGAGAATATGAAAGAATTTTTGGAGTCTGTATTGGCTCTGGGTGGAACAGGCTATCTAAACTTTTGGCTCAGTAGTCGCATCCGTACCATGGACTATGGGGATGCTAGTGAGCGAAAGTATATCATCGCTCTGATGACTTCTGTTAACTATAGTATCTATCTATTTTTAGGGCAGTGGGATTTTGCTCGTGAATGGCGTCTAGTTATTACAGTTATTTTAGCTTTGATCTTTAGCTTAACTTTTCCCTTCGCTTTGCGTCTCATATACAGTGGTATCAATCATTTAAGGGGAAAAAAGAAAAGTAGTCTGGTACCTGTCAAGGTTCGAGATATGATGTTTCAGGACGAGAAGAACCATTATTTTATCTTTGACTTAAGTGGAAAACTACTGGCCAAAGGATTTCTCACGGCTATCAATGGGAAGGCGGAAGAATTTTCTTGTATCGTCGTTCCATATTTTGAAAGTCATCCTGAGTATGCTATCGAAACAGAGCAAGATCTCCACCACTATCTGGAAATAAAGAATCTCGAAGCCAGGGTCTATCTAAACTTCGAGAAAAATCTTAAAATTATTTATTTTTAGATGTGGTGGGATTCGGTCTCTTGAAGTATTCGGGCGGTTGTTTGACTTGGCTAGTCTCGCCCCTTACTTCAGGGATTTGTGATTGTGGGGTCTCTTTGTCCATAGGTTCTTATCCTCCTTTCTGTCAGGATAAGATTATTATATCAAAAAGGAGTTGTCATATGAAAGACAAGAAGAAATTTTGGAATGTGGTTTGCTGGACACTAACTGGCTTTATCTGGGTGTACTTCATCTGGAAATGGCTTTTTTAAAATGAATAGGAGGTGATTATGGTTTGCAAATGAAGCTAATCCAATTACGCAAAGAAAGGGGATTGAATCAATCAGATTTGGCAGGTGTTCTTGGTATTTCTACCAATAATTACGGTCAAAAGGAACTTGATAATAGAAAATTTGATATTCATGAAATGTTTACTATCGCTGATTATTTTAACAAAAATATCGGCGATATATTTACACCTTTTTGTCCACGAAACGTAGACAAAAAGATAAAAGTCAAAAAGGTCAAACTTTCGTAAATCGCGTAATAAAGACATGGTCGATTGTCTGATAACAGAAAGAGAGAAAAATAGAAAGGAGAGGAAGAGATGACAAAAAAAGAATTTAAAAGTAGTTTCATTGATAGAAAAAAATTAAGTAGTAGTCTTAAAACACTGATGACTCAACAAGCTATTGACAGAGCAGAGCTTGCTGAGTCTCAGCGTAAGGAACTTGAAGAATTTCTCAAGAACCTATTTTAATTACTTAGAGCCACGTCGCCATTGCTCGTCAAGCATGTCCGCTTGTTGATCGAGTAGTACATTGACAGTATCAATTACTTGGAAAGTGACATCATCTACTTTTTCGTGATTATCAGATAATGTCGCAATGAGTAATTTAATCTTGTCTTGGCCTAAGTCAACCATTACATCGAATGGATTTTGTTCATCGTTCATTACATCACCCCCTTTCTGCTTTTATTATAGCAAAAAGGGGAGAACAATAGAAAGGAAAGAGGGATGATGTGTTTAGAATATCTAACTGAAGATGATGTGGAAAAAATCAAAAAAGAACTTTTGCAAGTTCTTCGTAATCATAATCTAAACAGCGGACTGGCTAAAGTAGTTCTTGCTGATACTATTGAGACAATTGAGAAATATTCACAGTTGCCAGAATAATTATTTAAGGCTTTTGATAATAGCTTCAATTTAGAAAGGAATATTATGAACAATGCAGCGCAAAAAGTAACACGGATTGACAAAGATGCCTGGGAGATTGCTACGGAGCTGGCGAATGAGTATGGCGTATCTATTTGTCACATCATCAGTGAGAGCGTCCGCTACTGTGCAGAAAATGCTGAGTTTAAAGAAGTTGACGTTGTGGTTAAACGTTTATCTGTTGGTGGTAAAGTGCTGGAGTAGGAGGGTGGAGATGGTACTAGAGAATTTAAAAGAAGATATCCAAAGCTTTATTGAGAAGAGGGCTGATGAAGCAATTCAACAATCAAGGACATATTCACAAGCGATTTCGCTCGTGTCAAAATATACTGATTTTTCAGAACATGGTTTAGCAATGACAAAAGCTATTCAAGACGAAATTAGGAAACGTGCCTTGAACAGCCTAGTGTGAAATTATATAGCTTCTATTTTCACAATAGATGCAGAAGCATAGATAAGAGACGGATTTTCAATATCA